AACTCACAGAAGGAGAATGAAGAATGAAAATTTCAAAATTAAAAATCAAAAATCTGTTCGGAATATCCGAATTTGAAGCAGACGGGAAAAGTCTTGAACTTCTCGGAGCGAACGGAACAGGAAAGACTTCTGTTCTTGACGCAATTCGTCTTGCTTTATCAAACAAAACTGATCGCGAATATGTTGTCAAAAATGGCGAAACCGAAGGCGAAATTTTTATTGAATTTGACAACGGAATTGCTATCCAGCGAAAACCGCGAACAAATATGACTGATTACAAAAAAATTACAGAAAACGGCAAGGAAGTTCAACGTCCTGAAGAATTTTTGAACAATCTATTCTCAAGAATGCAGTTGAACCCGGTTCAATTTATCGAGCTTGACGAAAAAGAACAGAACAGAATTCTTCTTGAGCTTATAAAATACGACTGGGACTTGAGCAAAATTGAAAAATGGTTCGGAGAAATTCCGCCCGCTGTTGATTATTCAAAGACAATTCTTGAGGTATTGCATCAAATCGCGTCTGAAGACGGGTTTTACTACCAGCAACGCAGAAAAATAAACGGCGAAATTAAAGAGAAAAAAGCCGTTGTTGAAGAAATGGTTCGTTCTATCCCTGAAGGCTTCAACGCTCAAAAATGGGAAGCATACAACATCGGAGAAACTTATTCAAAGATTGAAAATGCTATTCAACACAACGCAAAAATTGAAAAAGCTCAAGAAATGCAGGACAGCTATGAAACAAAGATTGCGTCTTTCAAGAGTGAAAAAGAAGCTGAAATTTCAAAGATTAAACAGGCTATTCTTGACGAAAAAACAGCTCAAAACACAAAAATTGCGTCATTGGAAGCAGAACTTGTTGCCGCAAAAGAGCGTTTGTCAAAAATTGGCGAAAACGAAGCTGACAAAATCAAAGCTGCTGAAGCTATTTTTGAAGCAAATATTTCAAAATACAACGAAGAATTGAAAGCCTTTGAGCCATTCTTAAATGAAAAGAAAATCAATGTTCAAGAGCTTCAGGACGAAGCAGACACCGCAAATGAAATGAAAATTCACCTGTCAGAACATCAAAGAATGGTGAAAATCAATGAAGAAATCGACATTCTGACAGAAAAATCGGAAGAATTCACAAACAAAATTGAACTTGCTCGGACCTTACCAGCTCAAATATTAAGCGAAGCGGAATTGCCGCTTGAAAATATGACAACAGACGGCAGCATTGTTTTAATCAACAATTTACCAGTCAGCAACCTGTCTGAAGGCGAGAAACTGAATCTTTGTGTCGATGTTGCCATGAAAAACGACAAAGGACTTCAAATTGTTCTTATTGACGGAGTTGAAAAACTCTCCAGCAAGAACAGACTTGCTCTTTTTGAAAAGTGCAAGAATGCAGGCTTGCAATTTATCGCAACGAGAACGACTGACGACAGCGAATTGACAGTTGTTGAACTTTAATTCGGGGGAGAACAGGGAACAAGGCGGGTTTTTAAAACCCGCAGCCCTCCGGGGCAAAAGCACAAAAGGAGAACAAAAAATGAAGTACACAAAACAACAACAGATTTCAGTCAACGCAGGAATGACCCTTTGTGTTGAATGTGTTGCTGGCTGGAACGGTGACAAATCTTGCGGAAGTAACGGAATGATTAAACTTCCTAAAACATCAACAAATGGTTGTTTTTGCGGAAAGAAAATTGCAGGGTTCAAAGGTGAACCTTGTTTGAGATAACACGCGACAAAGAAAAGGAGAAAAAAGAATGTCAGAACAAACAAACACAGAATTGAAAGAAGACCTTGAACAAGAAGGCATTTCTCACGACGACATCATCAACAATGAAATCGAACAGGAACACAGCTTGACAGATGAAGAAAAAGCAAAACTTGCAGCAGAAGCTGAAGAAGTTGAACTTGCAGAAGGTGAAACAATTGACGAAGGAATCAGCGACGAAGAAACTTTCAGAAAAACAATTCAAGCGTCAATAAAAGAAAAAAAAGAGCTATTTCTCAAAGAAATAAAAGAAAACCCGAACAAAAGACTTTATTCTCAAAGAATAATAATTGAATTTGCTGAACTCATTGAAGTTGACAAAAATTCTTTGAGATATGAAGAAAACGAAGAAGACTACAAATTCAACAACGATTTAATGAGGTCAAAATCGACAGATTTTTCGCTTGAAGTGTTCAAATTTGTTGCACAGCTTCAAAACTCAAAGAATGTGTCAGTTGAAGAATTGATGTATTCAGGCAGACCTTATCAAAAAAAAGCAAACAAAGCACCGAACATAGATGTCAAAGTTATTGCTCCGAATAATATTCCGCCAGTTGTCAGAGAAGCACTCAAAAATCTTGCAATGCAAACAGCTTCTTGTGATTGCTGCGACGGTTGCGAAAATTGCGAGGATTAGTCTTCATCGAGCGGACGACAATTCCGTCTGTCCGCTTCATTGAGAACTAAACCTGAAAAGGAGAAGGAGAAAAGGACATGGAAAACGCATTTCAACTCGCTATTCAAAAGCAGCTGACAGAAACACTGATTCAAAAGGCTGCACAATTACCGCAGAATTTTAATCAAACAAAATTTGTTCAAAACTGTCTTTCTGCTCTTGATAGCATTGACGACATCGAAGAAGTTGAACCGGGTTCGGTTGTTAAAGGACTTATGAAAGGGGCAATTCTTGGGCTTGATTTTATGAACAAGGAATGCTACTTGATACCGTACAAAAACAAAGACACAGGCAAAAAAGACGTCAATTTTCAGACAGATTACAAGGGAGAAAAGAAGCTCGCAAAGCTCTATTCCGTCAAGCCTGTTGAAGAAATTACAACAGAGCTTGTTCGCAAGGGTGATTTCTACGAAGTTGAAGTTAAAGACAATAAAAAATTTATAAACTGGAAGCCGATTCGCTTCAATAACGAAGCAATTGAAGGGGCTTTTTCAATTGTCTTATTTACTGACAAAAGTTCTGTTTCAGCTCAAATGTCAAAAGAAGAAATGGACGAAGTTCGCACAAATTATTCAAAAGCTGCGAATTCTTCAGCGTGGAAAAATCGACCGGGCGAAATGTACAAAAAAACTGTTCTTCGATTAAACCTGAAGAATGTTGAAAAAGTATTTGAAAACCCTGAACAGCTTCGAGCTTATGAAGAAGCGTCAGAATTTGAATTCAACAAAACTGATTCAAAAACCCTTCCCGCAGCTCCAGTTGTAAAAAATATATATACAGAACAGATGAAACAAATTGAAGCAAAGCCAGTTGAAACAGCAGCTCCCGAAGTTCCGACAGCTGAAATTTTTCCTGCGGGACCAGGTCCGAAAGAAGAAAATCAGGTTGAAGAATTTTTCTGCGAAAGTTGCGGAAAGAAAATTTCGTGGGCTGAAAATAGCTATTCAAATAAACACTTCAGCAGACCGCTTTGTCGTGCTTGTCAGGCAATTATAAAAGGGGACAAGTAATGTTTTTGACTGAAGCGAATTATTATTCACAAGAAGCAAATCAGGAATATTTGTCAGTCAGTCAATACAAGGACTTTTGCGGAACAATGAAACAACGCGGTTGCGAAGCAAGAGCGATTGCAAAACTTCGCGGAGAATGGGTTGACGAAATCACAGAAGCAATGCTTCTCGGTTCGTATATCGACGCACACTTTGAAGGGACGTTGAACTTGTTCAAAGCAAAACACCCTGAAATTTTCAGAAAAACAGACGCTGAATTGTATGCAAAATTTCAGAAAACAAATGACACAATTCAAATGCTCGAACGTGACGAAATGTTCATGTTCTATATGTCAGGCGAAAAACAAGTCATTCTGACAGCGGAGCTTTTCGGGGCGAAATGGAAGTGCAAACTCGATTCTTATTTGAGGAAACGAGCTATTGTTGACCTGAAGTATGTCAAAGATATTCGGGAACGGTTTTTCGTTAAAGACGAAGGGACCTATGTTTCTTTTGTTGAATGGTGGGGGTATGACATACAAGCTGCAATATATCGTGAAATTGAAGCGATTTGTTCGGGCGAAGAACGTCTTTCCGTTTATCTTGCAGCTGTTGACAAGAAAAAAGTCCCGAACCGGGAAATTGTCGGCTTTGCTGAAAACGGAACAGACTTTGCTCCGATTCTTTACGAAGTTGAAAAGAATGTTCCGCGAATTCTGCAATTAAAGGCGGGAGAGGTCGAACCCGTCCGCTGCGGTGTGTGCGATTATTGCGTCGCAACAAAGAAATTGACACAGCCTGTCTATTTCAGAGATTTAATCGAGGTTTAAAAATGGCATTAAGAAATCAGCCTTATTTTCCGCTATATGTGCAAGACTTCATGACAGATGAAAAGCTGAATGAATGTTCCGCGAAAGCAAACGGAATTTATATTCGCTTGATGTGTATTATGCACAAGTCTGAAGAATACGGAACAATTTTGCTCAAGCAAAAATATAAGCAAAATGAAAGCAAATCTGAAAATTTGCTTGAGCAAAAAAGCAAGCAAGTTTCAGAATTTGCTTCGCAGCTTTCAAAAAATATGCCGTTTTCTGTTCAAGAAATTGCTGAAGGTTTGACTGAACTTCTTGAAGAAAAAGTTGTTCACATAGAAGGTGACAAACTCATTCAAAAACGAATGCAAAAAGACGGAATTATAAGCGACAAGCGTTCTTCCGCTGGTTCTAAAGGCGGAAAAAAGAGCAGTGAAAGAAAGCAAAATTTTCATTTTGCTGCTGATTTTGCTCAAGCAAAACCTGAAGCAAAAACGAAGCAAAACACTGAAAATGAAATTGAAATTGAATCTGAAGTTGAAATTGAAAATATAAGTTCTAATATTTCAGGCGAAAATTTTTCAAAAGTTTATGATCCGTATGACTACGCTGCAAACGAAAAATATTTCAAAATTTATCAAGACGAATGTCCGCAGCTTGTGAAACTTGGTTTTGAAAGAAGGGACAACAAAACTGTTCAAGCAATTGCTGAATTCAGAACCGTTACAAATGACAATCTTGAATATTTCAAAGCTGTTTGTCAGAAGGCAAATAAGCTCATTGTCATTGCAAGTAACAAAATAGATTTCCGCTCTATTCTGAACAACCACATCGGCATATATGGCGACAAATACAATTCAGGCGATACAAAAGCAGGGGGGAGCGGTTATGAGTATTAACGAAGTTAAAAACACCGATTTTTCGACAATCGGCAGTTTGTGCGGCGAAGTTATGCAGGAAGCCGCAGAACCGAAAAAATGCAAAATATGCGGAAAGCCATTCCGTGCAATCACACTTGAAGCACTCGGAAGAAAAACAAAAGTTTTTGCTGTTGACTGCGATTGCTATGTCGAAGAACAGGAACGCAAAGAACAACAAAAAAGAAAAACCGCATTGCGTGAAAGATACCAAAGAGCAAACATCGGCAAGCGTTATATTGACATAACTCTTGAAAAACTTGAAAAGCTCGGAACTGAACACGTTGCAGACGCTCAAAAATATGTTGAAAACTTCAACCCGGAAAACGGAGCTTCGCTTCACTTAATAGGCGAATTCGGAAACGGGAAAACTTCTGTCGGTTATGCGATTTTAAGAGCCTTATTGTCAAAAGGGTTCAACGGCTTATATATTACTTGGATTGATGTTATCAATCGCTGTTATTATGCAAAAAGTTTTAATTCTCAAGAAAAAGTTGACACAATCCTTGTTGATTTGAGCCGATTTGACATTCTCGTTCTTGATGAACTTGTTATCAACACAAAAGACGACAGAGAAGTCAATCTTGCAACAGAGCTGTTTGACCGTCTTTACAGGGACAATAAATGCTTTGTTCTTATCAATAACCCCTGCGACATTCAAGAAATGAAAACAGTTCCGCGTCTTGGAAAATTGCTCGACAGAGTACGCGAACAGGCGGAAAAGCTCATATTTAAACATTCAAGCTACCGCTTGAAGAACACAGGGGGTGAAAATGTCAACTGAAGACAGAAAGAAAAAATTTGAACATATTCTTTCGCTGAATACACACGAAAGCATTGTTCTTCAGCAGCTTCTTGAAAAAGGTTCAACGACAGTCCGTGACTTGCTTCCTTTTATGAACTACCCTTGCGGACCGATTCGCGATTTGCAGAGTGTTTTCGGAGTTGCCCTTGTTTATGACTGGGAAACAAAAGAAAAAACAGTTGTTGCAGCTGACGGCAAGGAACACACAAAGAAAATTAAATATAAAAGATACAGGCTTGCAGAGGTTTAAGGAATGACAGAATTTTCAAATAAAATCAATTATATTTTCAACGGAGATTGTCGCGACTTACTCAAGCAATACAACGACGAATTTTTTGACTGCGTTGTTTCAGATGTTCCTTACAAGATTATTACAGGCGGAGCAAGAATTTCAGAAGAAAGTCAAGAAAAATTCGGAAAAAGTGACCCGAAGGGAATTTTCAACAGAAGCGTTTGCAATAACCGTTTGAAATCAAAATGGCTGAAACAAAACGACGCAGACACCGCTTTGCTTGTTTCAAAAGGAAAATTGTTTGAACATTGCGAAATTAAATTTGAAGAATGGCTTCCCGAAGTTTACAGAGTTTTGAAAAGCGGTTCACACGCTTATTTTATGGTAAACAGCCGTAATTTGAACGAACTTCAAACAAAAGCGGAAGCAGCGGGCTTCAAATTTTTAAATTTGCTCGTATGGGTTAAAAACAACGCAACTCCGAACAAATATTTTATGCAGAAATGCGAGTTTATTCTTTTTATGAGAAAAGGTCCTGCAAAAAATATCAATGACATGGGGACAACAAATATTTTCAGTATTCCGAACATTATCGGAAACAAATTTCACCCCACAGAAAAGCCTGTCGAGCTAATGAAAGAGTTTATTCTGCAAAGCACACAACCGGGTGACATTGTTCTTGAACCCTTTTGCGGAAGTGGTCCGACGTGCATTGCTGCGGTTGAAAGCGGCAGAAATTTTGTTGCAAGCGAAATTGAAGAACGGTTCTGCAAGATTACAGAAGAACGTCTTCAGGGTGTTGCAAAAAGAAAAGATGAAGCAAAAACAGAAACAGCGACGCAATGCTCGTTGTTCTAAAGAAAAAAGGAGAAAAAGAAATGATTAAATTTACATTCGACAAAAACGACAAAGTATTTTCAGACGGCAGATTTTGCTCAAACGGACACTGGATTTGTGACCTTCAAAAAATACCGCTCGGAGAATTACTCATGGACAACATCGACATTGTTTGCGGAACGGGAAATCAAATGAAACTCATTGACAACAATCCGATTCAACAACGCGATTTTACAAATGTCATTCCCGAAGTTGGAGTTTATGAAATGAGAAACAGCGGCTTCATTTTTGAAAACCCTGTTAATAAATGCAAATATCGCTTGTTTATGAATGTTGAACAAGGGCTTCTGTCCTTTGTGAACGAAAATTATATAAAAATTTTCAATGATGTAAAAACCGAATCAATAACGGTAAACGGACAAGGTGAAATGCTTCAATTCAGGGATAAGGAAGAAGAATTTGTCTTCGGTATTATGCCGATGAACCTTGAAGCAGAAGTTGACAGCATTTTTGAATTGATTTCAAGAGCAAGAATGAAACACATGTGGAAGATTTCAAACACTCTCAATGATTGTATTGACGAACAGAATTCAGAAGAAGACGCAAACGACGAAAAAGGCTCTGAAGAATAATGTCAAAAAATACAACACCACTCGAAAAGGAAGAACAAATCGCGTTTGTTGCATATTGCGAAGCGAACGAAATTTGTGTTGTTAGCACTCAAAACGGCTTCAAAATGCCGAAAGTTGCTTTCAATTATGCAGCATATTCAAGAACGCTCAAGAATATGGGGCTTTCAAAAGGCTTCCCGGACTTGATAATTCTTGAGAAAAACAAGAGCAAAACGCATGAGGTTTTATTCATTGAAATGAAACGTCAAAAAGGCGGGAAGCTGCACGCAGAACAGGAAGAATGGTTGCAAAAACTCGACGACAAAAACTACTGCGTCGGAGTTGCGAAGGGCTGCGAATCAGCAGTCAGAATTCTTCAGAAATACCTTAATTCATAGGAGAAAACAAAATGTTAAATGAAAAAGAAATTTTTAAAAGCTCCGACGATTACAAAATAATAATCGGAGAAAATGAAGAAGCAGGCAGAAAAGGAATGCTTGCTGCAAGAATAGAGCTTCCGTTCGGTGCTGAAATCAAACTCGGACATTTTCCGGCAAAACAGCTCATGCTTATGAAGCAAGAATTTGACACAACGCTTGCACAAGCGGTCAATCAATACAATGCAGTAGTTCTTCAGAATCAGAGCTTGCAGCAAGAACTTTCTTCTCATAAAAATAAAATTTTAGATATAGCGTTATTATTAGACGAACTGAAACAAAGATTTGACTATATTGCTGACCTTGAAGAACTTCATCAAATTGAGAATATTATCAGAGAAACAAACACTGAAAACTTGACGCATACGGAAGAATTAAAAAAGAAAATCGTTGAATTTTTGACTGAAATGTCTTCACAGAACAACAGGGGAACGCGGTTTCCTTATTATTTTTCAATTGTCGATTTCAACGACAATTTTGAACAAGACGACAAAGGGGAATTTTTCTTTGAATCTTCTTCAGGTTCTTTTCTTGAAATTGTTCCTGTTCTTCGTGACAGATACGATTGCGGTCTTATAGTACTTAATAAAGACGACGATTTTGAAAAAATTCTTCAAAATATAGGGACTTGGGAAGAAGACGACAGAATCAATGAATGGCTTGAAGAACACAATTACGGAATTGTTCAACGATTTAGAAATGAGCCTGTTTCATGGTCCGACGGTGTCTTTTTTACAGAAAAAGACGCTGAAGCATATCTTGAAAGTGCGAGAAATCATCATTCAAGCGAAGCAAAAACTTATGTTGATGTAATGAATAAATGGGGCAGAAGTTCTCAGACAGAAGAATTCTTGACAAATCTTTTCAATTATTTCGGGGTGAAAGTTCCCCCTGATATGTATTACGACAATATAAAAGCAAAAGAGGGAGCGGAATGTTAAACAGCAAAAAAATTTCAATATACAAAAAAGCAATTTCAAGTTTCGGAAAAGCTGCTCAAATAATTGTTGCAATTGAAGAATGTTCAGAATTACAGAAAGAGCTTACAAAAGCACTTCGCGGAAAGGTAAATCTTTTAGGAATAGCTGAAGAAATTGCTGACGTTGAAATTATGCTTGAGCAACTGAAACTTATTTTTGACAACCGTCAAGAAGTTGAAAAATTCAAAAATGCAAAAATTGTTCGCTTGAACAAAACACTTCGTTCAATGAACAAATCGCAAGAATAATGAACAAAACATCAAAATTGTGAACATAAAGGAGAAAAAATGAACAACGGAACAGAACCACAAAACAGAAACAAGATTTCAGAAGCTCTTGAATTCGCAAAAGCTGAAATTTACGACAACAAAGAAAATTGCAACAGTGCCTTTGTGATAGCCTTTGCAAATCAATTTTTGCAAGACTTAAAGGCAAGCGGCAAAGACAAAGAATTTGAACCGCTTGACTACATTTTGCACGGTTCTCTAATCGGCTACGCGTTAAGGTATATGAACGAAAATGAAAAACATATCAAAACCGCCACTGCAAACGGAAAAATTGTTGACAGTATTGAACTTCAGAAAGGGGAAAACTAATGAACAAGCAAAAGATATTTCAACAGATTAAAAATGAATTGACTGAAAAAGAACAAATGGTTCTTGCAAGTATGCTTGACGGCGATTCTGTTGTTGATACTGCTCACAATTGCGGAATTTCAGTCAATTTTGCTCAAAGTTACAGAAAGACAATATATGAAGTTGTCGGAAAATTTGTCGATTATGGGACAGACAAAAAACAAAAACAGCAAATTCTCGTTGATTTTCTTCAAGGTTATGAACAAGCAACAACAGTTGTTTCAGCTGAAGAAATTCAACCTGAAGAAGCTGTTCCGGGAGAAGCTGCTTCTGCAAAAGAAAAAACAGAAATTTCTCCAGCCTATCAAGAATTATTTTTTTATATGCTGGATCAGCACGACTGCACTTTGCTTGAAAGTGAAATGCAGGAAGTTTACAGAATTGTCAATGACGATTTGCAAAATGACAATCAAAAAAAGTGTTCAAAAATTCAAGGACTTGAAACAATGCATGCGAAAGATATGCAGACAATAAAAACAAAATTATGTAATGCTCTTGACATTGCCTTTGTTCCAAACAAAACAGAATTTGACGAAATTTTTGAAAGAATTGAAACATTAAGAAAACAACAAGACAAAAATATATTCAAGGACTTCAAGACAAAAACCCCGAATTATCTTGTTTTTAATCCGAAAAAAGGAAGCCCGAACAAAGTTTATAAAAATTATCAAACGGCACTTGAAGACGCGAAGGCTGTTGCAAAAAAAGAACAACAATCTGTTTTTGTTTTGCATATTGATTCGCTTGTTGTTCCGCAATGTTCTTTTGATGTTCATGACGTACTGGAAAGCGGAATTCCTGAACGCTATTTGAATGATGATATTCCGTTCTAAACAACGGGGAGAGTTTGAGGAGAAATGACACTAACAGAAACACAGAAAGAAATTGTTACTTTGCTAATTGAAGGCAAAACAAATCAACAAATTGCAGACCAGCTTTGCTTCTCGGTGGACAAAATCAAAAAAGACCTGAAAGTAATATATAAGTATTTCGGGATTAAAGGACCAGCAGAAACAAAACGAGCTGTTCTTGTTCGAGAAATTGTCAAAATCGAAATGTCAAAACTTATGATGTAGGAGTAAAAACGATGAGAAAAGAAAAGAAAGAAATTGCACGCGTTTCAGATATTATACATGGTCTGGGTTACGGTGGACAAGTTTCTGAATGTTTATTGTATGAAGACGGGACACTCGGTTTCACATCGGGCGATTATCGCTGCTGGGGTTTCTATCTTGTAGATTATCACTTCAGGAACTATGGTTGCACTTATTGGCTGGCTGTCGAAAAGCACTTGAAATATTTACAAAAAAAAGACAATACATATTATTCAAAAATTGTTTCAATGTGTTTGAAGGCGGAAAAATGGGAATTTATAAAATCAAAAATTCAAGAAGATCATGAATTTGTTCAAAAATACGGAAGACCGATTGAATTTGTCGAGATTGAAATTCCGAATTTTCCTTCTCCCTTTTGTCTTTTAGGAGATGTATTTGCAATTGTTGTCAATCAAAGTTTTATTGAATCAACACTTGTTGAATATAAAAAGCAAAATAAAAACATTCAACGTGCGAAATATGTTGATAAGATTTTCAAAATGGAAATCTACACGACTGACAAAATTCCTATTGATATTGTAAAAATTGCATATAACGAACAAGAACTCAAAGAAATTCTTGAAAAAGGTTATTCGGAAGCTGAACTGAAAGAACCTTCAGGAAGAATATTTCAAACTTATGCAAGGGGGCAAAATGGACTTTGAAACAATAAAGAAATTAAAAGATTGTTGTTCAAGGGAAGCTGCACTGCGTGTGAATGTATATCCAAAATGGGTTCAAGCAAAGAAAATGACGCAGGAAAAAGCAGACGAAGAAATCAGGCTCATGCGGCTTGCTGCTGCGTGCTTCAACAAGTTACTTGAAGGGAAAGCTCCTGAAGTTCAAAAACAGCTTTTTGACATTAAACCATACGAAGCCCCGAAAAAACAATCAATGTATGACGGGTATTAGGGAGAAAAAATGAGATTATCGGACACAATAAAACTTGAACTTTTGAAATATTTCAGGTTTGAACGCAATTACAACTTAATTTGCACAGAGGGAATTCATCAAGCTGATGTCAATGCGTCAAACGGAAGCAGTCTTGTTGAAGTTGAAATCAAAATTTCAAAAGCAGACTTCAAAAAAGAATTTCAGACGGCTAAAGAAAGTAGCCGCTGGAAAGAATATAAACACAAGAACTATTCCGAACCGTCAAAGCACATGCCGACTTTTATTGTTCCTAACAGATTTTATTTTTGCGTTCCTGCTGAACTCGCAGACTGGGCTGTTGAATATTTAAAAGACAAAAATTCAAAATATGGTCTTTTGTCATACGACACAGAACGCTACACAGGAAGTACTCACATTGTGACAATAAAGCCCGCAAGAAATCTGCACAATGAAAAACCCGAAATGCGAGCTTTGCTGCTGATTGCTCGAAGAACAACAAATGAACTTATAACAGCGAAAGAAAAATTCATTGAAAATAAACAAGAACTTGAAGCCTTGCAAGAAGGGGTTCTTGTTGCTGAAGGTATAAAATAGAGGAGAACAAAAAATGCAAAAAACTAAAATTTTAAGAGAGATTATTGAAACACTTGAAAAACACGATTCAGAATTCACTGTTGAAAAATTCAATTCAGACATCATTCAATGCGGAGCTGAACAAGAATTGATTAGTTTCAATATCAAATTTGATTTAAAACAAAAAGAAACAGCAGCAGTTCCTGAAGTTCCGACAGCTGAAATTTTTCCTGCGGGACCAGGTCCGAAAGAAGAAAATCAATCTGAAGAACCTGTTCCGGGAGAAGAACTCAAAACAAATCCTGCGGACATTGCTCTTGATGAAGAAGTTTCTGAAATCCTGGAACCTTGTTGCGAGGAAGAAGAACTTCCCAAAAAGAAAGCTGTTGACAAGAAAAAATGTGTTGATTGCGTAAATTGCTATAACGATAACAAAGTTGACAAATTAAAATGCTGCAAGGGTAACAAAAAAATAATTTCTGAATATACTCGTGCGACCTTTTGTGACGACTATCAGGCGAAACAATAAAGGAGAAAATATGAACGATATTACAAGACAAACTTTGTTTATTATGTTTTTTATAATCTTGGCAATGTGGAAACTTACAGAAATTCTCTTTTTGCTAACTATGAAATTATATTGCTGGAATGCTGGTTTTGCTTCAATATTATTTTTCTGTATTTTTGTTTTTCAAATACGTTACAACGCATACAAAAGAAAAATTGAAGCTCAAAAATAATTTGTTAAGCATTGTAAACCTATAAAAGAAGCGGCTTTCAGGTCGCTTTTTTATTTGTACCCGGACGGGTACGCTAAAATCATTTATAATGGTTTATGACAAGAGGTTTTCAGCCCTTGAAAGCCTACCTTGTTAAATAAGGAATTACTATGTCTTTTTTATGCTGCGGGGTGAAATACTCAAAAAACGATATTGAAACTTTTCAATGTATTGAAACAGATTTGATTCGCAATTTTACAAAGAAGAAAATCGGAGAAAACAAAGTTGTAAAACAGGTCGTCGAAACCTTGCTTTGTACAAAGTGTTATTGTATAAAGGTTCACAACAAATTTTTCGGACGAGCTGCAAACGGCAAAATAAAAGTTCTTGCTGTTGAAAAATTGCAAGATAACATTCACACAGGCAAAATTGACCCGAAAACAGGGAATGAAATCATTCTCAATGCTGCAACCGATTTTCTAATGCAAACAGAAAAAATCAGAATCAGACAGCCGCAAAAAGAACCAGTCAAAAGAATTCCGTTCGCAAAAAATATTGACTTGTGTTATGGAAAAGTTATTGACAATTACACGCAGCGTGCAAGATATATCAATGAGCAAGGCTGGGGACATAATTCCGAAAAAATTCATTCAGATTGCAAAATTGAAAAATTGCAACTTTCAAAAGTTTAGCATATTAAGTGAAAGACATTAAGTTCACAGAACCCCTGCGAGAATGAGTTGCTGGACGCAACTCCCGCTCCCGCAACAAAGGGTTCTTTTTTATTAAATTATGGCAAAAGAAAAAGACGTGAAAATAATTGCGGGCAAAGTTTGCGTTTCGACTTCCGCATTATATGAAATACTTGACGTAAACGAATCAACGCTTGTTCGCTGGGCGGAAAGAGGGTGTCCGAAAGTTCAGCGGGGCTGGTGGTCGATTAAAGATGTTCTTGACTGGAGAAATGCTTCCTTCAAAGCAATGACAGAAAATGACATTGACAAAATGAGCATTTCAGAGAAAAAAACCTATTATGACGGAAAAGTTAAAGAAGCACAGCTTGAAGCCTTAAACCTGAAGAACAAAATTGCTCAAGGTGATTACATTGCAAAAGGCGAAATTGTTGAAGAACTTCAGCGTTTTCTCATTGTTCTTAAACGGTCAATGCTGGGCTTTTCAAGAAAAATTGCTGCTGATTTGTCGCACTTGGTTGAAGAAGCTGAAGCTCGCAGAATTGGCAAACTTGTTTCAGAAACAACAGCAAGCGTTCTTGAACAATTGAGCATTGACGGTGTATATGAAGCAAAAGGAAACAAAAAAATCAAAGAATAATGCGAAGAAATACGCTCCGCCTTCTTGGATAAAAGAAGCCCTTCAAACTCTTAAACCGCCTGAACAAATTTCTGTCAGTGATTATTCTGACAAAAATAGAATTTTAGGTTCTGAAAATGCCGAACCGGGCAAATGGAACACATCAAGAACACCATATTTAAAAGTTATCATGGACACATACAACGACCCTGACGTTGAGGAAGTCGGGTTTGTTAAACCGACACAGGTCGGGGGGACAGAAGCTCTCAACAACATGGTCGGTTATGCTGTCGCACAGGAAGCAACTTCAAACTTGATTGTTCTTCCGACAACAGACCTTGCAGACTATTCTTCAGCAAAAAGAATTCAACCGATGATCCGTTTGAATTCTGACTTGAAGGAAAAATGGGACGAACAAAATTCAAAACTTTCTGAATTGAATTTCAAGAATGGGGCAAGCGTGTATTTTAGCTGTGCGAATTCTCCGTCAAACCTTGCTTCAAAACCGATTAAAAATTGTTTGTTTGATGAAGTTGACAAATATCCGCTTTTTTCAGGAAAAGAAGCTGATCCGATTTCACTTGCTAAACAAAGACAAATAACCTTCAAGGCTGACAAATTTTCTTTTGCAGCTTCCACCCCGACAACAAAAATCGGGGCAATTTGGAAGATTTGGCTCGCTGCGGACCGTCGCTTTGAATATTATGTCCCATGCCCGCACTGCGGACACTTTCAAACTTTCAAGTTTAAAAACGGCATAAAATGGGACAAAGACGCAAAAACAGCAGATGAAAGAAAAGAAACTGCTTACTATGAATGTGAACATTGTCGTCAAAAAATAACAGACCGTCACAAACAGTCAATGCTGCGGGCTGGAGTTTGGAAAGACATTGACACGGGCGAAGTTTACGAAAAAATAAAAAAACGAAAAAGAAAAATTGCATTCCGAATCAATGCGATATATTCTCCGTGGGTTTCGTTCGGTGATGTTGCTTACGAATTCACTGTTTCAAAAAATCACCCTGAAAAATTGATGAACTTTGTCAATTCGTGGCTTGCTGAACCGTGGGAACAGACAGAAGTCAAAATGAATTCTCAAGTCGTGCTTGATAGACAAACAGGGCTTGAAGAAAATATCATTCCTGACGCTGCTCAAATTTTGACCGCAGGAATTGACGTTCAAAAAGATTGTTTCTACTACGCAATAAGAGCGTGGGGAGCATATATGACATCGTGGGGAATAACTCACGGACAAGCGTTTTCGTGGTCGGAACTTGAAGCGATAATGAACAGAGCTTTTCAAAAAGAAAGCGGGGAACTCGTTCAAGTCAATCTTGCTGCGATAGATTCAGGCGACCAGACTGACGATGTTTATGACCTTTGTGCAATGGCTCAAGACTGGCTTGTTCCGATAAAAGGAAGCAGCCGTCCGATGTTATCACGTTTTAAAGTCAGCATGATTGACAGAGTGAATTCAAAAGCTCACGGCTTGCGGCTTTATATTCTTGACGGCGGTCAATATAAAGATATGATTGCAGCCCGTCTGAACCGTCCGAACGGTCGCGGTTCTTTCATGGTTCACAACAATTGTGATGAAGAATATGCGGAACAGCTTTGTTCTGAAGAAAAAGTTCCCGCAAAAAACGGCGGGTTTATATGGCAGCCGAAAACATCGCATATAAATAATCACTTTTTAGATTGTGAAGTCTATGCTGCGTTAGCTGCGGACCTTCTCAATGTTCGATATTTGGAAGATTTGCAAGCAACACAGAATTTCGCAAAAACAGAAAGTCAACAATCGGCAAGTCTTGTTCAGAACCCTGAAAGCTGGATTCATACTCCGCAAAGCTGGTTGAAATAAGCAGAGCTTGTTTTTCACTCGCTCGGAAATTTTCAAGCGAGCTTGAATTTCGCTCACTCGTTCAAAATAAGGAGAAAATATGAATAACTTACAAGAACAACTTCAGCAAATAAACAAAGCTATTTCAGCAATTGAAAGCGGTTGTCAGGAATACACAATCAACGGAAGACGCTTTGTTCGTCCTGATTTAGCGAAATTATATTCAGAAAGAAGTTCAATCACTTCGCAAATGGCGGCACAGCAAAACAACGGAATCGGGCAGAACACCTTTGTTGCTCGTTTTGATAGAAGGTAAAAAGCATGGAACAAAAACAGGAAAGAAACAATTTGAATATTCTTGACAAAGCAATTGCTTTTATTTCTCCGCGTGCGGGCTTTGAGCGGCTGGCATGGAGAAAAGCGTCAAGAAGCTATGATTCAGGAAGCACAAACAGACTGAATTCAGGCTGGACACCTGTCAACGCTCCAGCGGAAACAGTCAATCAAACGCAAAGAGATTTGCTCCGTGCAAGAGCAAGGGACCTTGAAAGAAACGCTGACATCGCTGAAGCAATTGTCGGAGCTTTTGAAAGAAATGTTGTCGGAATCGGAATGCAGGTTCAGGCAAAACCGCTCAAAAAAGACGGAACTGAAGACAAAGAACTTGCTCAAAAAATGGAAGATATTTTCTACGACTGGAGCGACAAAGAAAATTGCGACGTTGCAGGTGAACTTTGTTTTGAAGAAATGCAAGAAATGATTGTTCGCAGAAAAATTGTTGACGGCGGCATTCTTGCTGTTATGTCTGACAACCCTTATTCAAAACAAGGAATTCAGTTCATGTTGCAGCTTCGAGAAGTTGACGAAATTGACGGAAACAAATTTTCTTATCAATTAGACAGCAGTGGAAATCGTATCATCAACGGAATTGAGGTCAACAAATACAACAAACCCGTTGCTTATTGGTTAAAGAATGTTACTCCCGACGGTTTGCAGCTCGGAGAAAGTCAAAGAGTTTCAGCAAATCGCGTTTTGTATATACGAAAAAAGAAAAGACCTTCTCAAATCAGAGAAGTTTCAAAACTTGCTTCCACTGCTGACCGCATTCGTGATGTCAACGAATATTCAGAAGCGGTTTCAATTAAAGAACGTGTTCTTGCCTGTTTATCTGTTTTTATCAAAAAAACACTTCCGGGCGGCGGGGTCGGACGTGGAAACACTCCGACAAATCAGAAAGACGGTTCAACTGGTTACGGAACAAAAACACTTGCTCCGGGTATGATTACAGAATTACAGCCGGGCGATGATGTCGCTTCTGTCAATCCTTCAGGACAGGCAAGCAATGCGAAAGAATTCATCACTTCACAACAAAGATTGTCTGCAAGCGGTCAAGGTTTATCTTATGAAGCTGCTTCAAGAGATATGTCGCAAGTGAATTATTCTTCAGCCCGTCAAGGTATGCTTGAAGACCGCAAGACGTATGAAAGCGAACAAATGTTCCTGAAGCGTCATTTTTGCAGCCCTGTTTATCGTGAAGTTATCACGCAAGCTGTTCTTGCCGGGAAACTGTACATTCCTGACTTTTTTGAAAATAAAGAAAATTATTTGTATCACAACTGGATTGCTCCGGGCATGAGCTGGATTGACCCTCAAAAAGAAGTGAACGCAAACAAAGTTGCTCTTGAAACAAATCAAACAACGCTTGCTCAAATTTGTTCGCAAAACGGTCAGGACTGGAGAGAAGTTGCAGCTCAAAGAGCTGAAGAAATCAACTATATGAACAATCTTATTAAAAAGAAAGGGCAGAAAAATGACAAAGAAACGAAAGAATAAAAAGAGGGTTCAAAATATGCCCTGCTTTTTTACGCGAGATTTGAATTCTGACAAAAACAAACCGAAAGCAGTTGTTGCTCGGAATGAGAAACCGCCGTTGAATACACGCTGCGAAAGAACTTTCGCGTTTGAAGTTCGAGAAATCGACGAAGAAAACAGACGGGTTCATGTTTCGTTTTCAAGTGAAAAACCCGTTGAACGCTGGTTCGGTCCTGAAATATTATGTCACGACGCTTCAGCCGTTCAGCTTGATAGAATTCGCGAACTCGGAGCTTCATTATTCAATCATAATCGAGACATACTTGTCGGAATTCCTGAAAATGTTGTTTTGAATGAAACAGAAAGAAGATGTCACGCAGACATTATCTTTGACGACGACGAAGAAAGCGAAAGAATTTTCAGGAAAGTCAAAAAAGGTTTTCTTCGCGGAATTTCAGTCGGTTATTCGGTTGAATGCTGGGAAGAAGTCAAAGCTGGAGCAACATCATCAAACGGACGTTTCACAGGTCCCGCTTATGTTGCCACAAAATGGACACCGCTTGAAATTTCTTTTGTTACTGTCCCGGCTGATACCGATGTCGGAGTAAACAGAGAAGTTGAAGAATTTACAAATATAAAAAATGTACATCGTACGGAAAGGGAAAGAAACATGGGTTTACAAGAACTATGCAGACAATTAGGTCTTAATTATGATGATTTAATTGCAAGAGGTTTTTCTGAAGCAGAAATTCGTTCTATGTGTTCACAGATTCAGAAAAGAGCTGAAGAAACAGCAGACGAAGAAGACGCTGAAAAGAAGAAAAAAGAAAAGGACGAAAACGAAAAAGCAGCTGCAATTGCTTCTGCAAGAGCTGAAGAAATGCAGAGAGCAACTGAAATCGTTTCAATGTGCAGAGATTTTGAACTTGATTCTGCTGACTACATCAAAGAAGGCAAATCTGTTGATGAAGTCCGTTCAATCATTCTGAACAAAGTCAAAACCGAAAGAGCAGCTCTTGCTGCTGGCAATGTTCAAATTGTCGGAGAAGCTGAAGCAGACAAAATCAGAGCAGCAGCAACAGACGGCTTGTTGTTAAGAGCGGGCTTGATTACAGAAGACAAGGCGAACGAATCAGCGAACGACTTCCGCTCATTGAGTATGCGTGATTTAGCCGTTGAATGTTTATCTCGCAGCGGGGTTTCAAATGCTCACAGGTTGTCAGATGATGAATTGTTCCGCAGAGCAGTCACTCCTGACAGTCAGTTTGTTTCTATCGTTGACAATACTGTTAAAAAATCAATGGCGACTGCTTACAATGCAGCAGTTCCGACATTCGACAAATGGTGTGGAATTGGAAGCAATTCAGACTTCAAAGAAGCTGCTCATTATCAATTAAGTGAAGCAGGCGACTTGCAGCCATTAACACAAACAGGCGAAATCAAATTTGACGAAATGAAAGACAGCAAAGTTTCAAAGAAAGTTTTGACTTATGCTCGCGGCTTTGGTTTCACCCGTCAAGCTCTTATCAATGACGATTTGAGCATTTTGACAAAAGTTCCTGCGGCTTATGTCAGAGCTGCACTGCGTGGAAGAAACAAACTTGTTTATAAAACACTTGCAGGCAATGAAAACATCTACGACGGCAAGAAATTATTCGTTGCAGATCATAACAACGTCGGCATAGCAGGAAAACTTTCAGTTGCAACTCTTGCTGAACTCACAAAATTGATGAGAAAGCAAAAGAACCTTCGCGAAAAAGAAACACTGAACATCAAGCCTGAATTCTTGATTGTTCCTGCTGCTCTTGAAGCTGAAGCTGCTCAACTGCTTACTTCAACAGCTGACCCTGCTGCAAACAATTCAGGTGTTGCGAACATATACAGAAATTCTTTGAATTTAATCGTTGACGCAGAACTCGACGACTATTCAGAAAAATCTTACTATGTCGCAGCAAACCCTGCTGACATTGACACAATTGAAGTGACATATTTGAACGGAAATCAACAACCGATTCTTGAATCTCAAGTTGGTTTCGATTTTGTCGGCATTCGTTGGAGAATTCTTGACGACTTCGGTGTCACTGCTCTTGATTTCAGAGGGCTTGCAAAGAACGCAGGACAATAACAGACCCGCAAAGACGCACTGCGTCAATGCCGAAAGTTAAGGGGAGCAACAACTCCCCTTGCTTCATAAAAAAGTTATTACTCAAACAGAACGAAATTCTGAAGGAGAAAGTCCCGAAAGTTTGTTCTTTCTGTTCAACATAGGAGAAAATCAAATGGCACAATTTATTCAAAAAGGTGACATTGTTGACTATACAAACAGCGGCGAAGCTGCTATTGAATACGGTCAACTTATTGTCGAAAAAGACAAAGTCTTCGTTGCAGCTGAAGAAATTGCTCCCGGTGCAACAGGCGGAGTTCACGCTTCAGGTGTTTTTGAAATGGCAGCAGAAACAACCGCAGCTTTTGCATTCGGTCAAAAAATTTACTATGACGCAACAAACAAAGTTGCAACCGCAACAGCTGAAACAGGAACTTCAACAAAAACTCCGAATGCTTATATTGGAATTGCTGTTGAAGCAAAGGCTGAAAGTGCTGCAACTGCAAAAATTAAACTTTAATATTGTAAAAAAACAACAGCTGAAGTGTGGCTTCATGCTTCAGCTGCGGTTTTGCGGCTTGCTCGCAGAGAGTGAAGGGCTTGCGTTGAGCAAGACCGCAACTCGTTTATCGCGAGTAAACAAGCAGGAGAAAATTCAATGTTTACTGAAAACAAAAAACAATTTTTGAATGACTTCGGAAGAAAACTGAAGTTCACTCTCCCGGAAGGAACAGTTATCGACAAAGGTCAAGACAAAGAAGACCTTCTCGGAATATTTGACAAAACTTACACAGACGCAACTCTCGGTTATTTAGCAACAAAGAATTCAAAGCCGCGTCTGACGTGTATTGAAGAAGATGTCGCTTCAGTTGTGAAAGGTTCTACTGTTGAGATTGAAGGAATTTCAACAAAATACAAAGTTTTTGACACATCTGACGACGGAACAGGGTTCGCAATTATCGAATTGAGCAAATAAAATGATTGAAGCAAAACTTGAAAAATCTGAAATTGAAAAGTTGCAAACATTTTTCAACGCAACAAATAAACAATTGAACAATGCTTCAAATTACGCTTTGCGGGAAGTTATAAACTGGGTAAAATCGCAACTTGTTAAAAGAACCGCAAGCGAAACAAAGATTCAACAAAAACCACTCACGCAAAAAACATCAAAAGGAACTGCAAGAATTCATTCTTCAGTTGATAAAACAAACAAGACGGCTCGTTTATGGTTCGGGACTTATAAAATATCACTGGCGAGATTAAACCCGCGACAAATCGGCAAGGGTGGCTCTAAAAAACGCAAAAATTCACGGGCTGGGGTTGTTGCTGGTGTCGGTGGCTCAATTTTCAGACAAGGGGCTTTTCTCATGCCTATTCGCAAAAAAACAGGCGAAGCAGGGGTTGTTCCTTATCAGGTTATGAAAAGAGCAGGACGCGAGCGGCTTCCGATTATTAAGCAAACTTTTGACTATTCAGACAAAGCAATCACGGTTGAAAAAGAAATCATGTCACAAGTTCCGAAAAAACTTGCTGACACATTAAGGGCAAAATTGAAATGGCAGACGGAAAAGAATTGAAAAATTATCAAAACGCAATTGAAAAAGCGTTGACTGAAAAATATCCCGGTTTCACGATTAAGGTTTTTAAAAGTCTGCAAGAAGAAGAAACGCTTCCTGCAATTGTTGTCAATAAACCTGTTCTTGAACCGAAAGACCCGACAATGCAAATTGCTTCAAAATTCAGAACAGCAGCTCAATTGAATATTTTCGTTGTGTATTCCGCAGCTGATGAAGACAACGAAATTGAATGTCTTCAACAGAGTGCAAATCTTGCAAAATTTATTAACAAAAATCTGTTCGGGGAAAGAACCCCCGCAACAGTTTCACTTGTTGAACCAGTTTTTGAAGAAGGGCTTGAAGAATATTTCATTCAGAGAATAGATTTTGAGCAAACAATCGAAATTGTATCAGATAACTAAAAAAGGAGAAAAACAAATGGGCGAAAAATTCACAGAACAAAACGTCTTCAGTATTTCAGACGCGACGATTGCTGTTGTTTCAGCAAACACTTCATCAACTTACACAAAAGGTGAAAGAATCACCGTTCCTGAACTGCAATCAATGGACGTCACAATGACAAAAGAAACAAAAGACGCAACTTACGGAGCGGGCAAAAAAGCTGACAGCTTCACAATTCTGACCGGGCTTGATGTCAAGTTTGAATCAGTGAACATTCCGCTTGAAGTTATTGCTGCGATAAACGGAGCAACAATCAAAACAGAAGGAACTACACCGAATGCAAAAACTGTTCTTGTTGACAAATCAACTCAAGTTCCTGCTTTGTTCAATCTTGAATTTAAGACAGATTATGTGAACGGCGAAGCTGCTGACTTTCACATGGAATTACCTTGCGTCAAAGGTATTCTTGACATCGTTTCAAAAGCTGACGACTACTGGACTTGTTCTTTTGAAGGAACTGCTGTCGAAAGAAAGAAAGACCATGAATTGAGAATCATCACAGCAAACGAAACAGCTGTTGCACTTGAAGACACTACTTCAACAACACTTTCAGGAACAGAAGGCACATCTCAAGAATAATAAAACTTGATTAAAAACAAAAGGGTTGCTTATAGCAGCAACCCCTTTTTTGTATGCAGTTAGAACACAGGAGAAAAGAAAAAATGGTTAATTCAATTGTCAATCCTGAAATCATTATTGAATTACAGGGAGAAGAAAGAAAAATCGAATTCAAGCTGAAGAATTTTGCAGCATTGAAAAGAATTCACGGCATTTCGGAAGGCGACCTTCTGAACGGGCTTATTAACGGAGATACAGGAATGCTTCCGTTTGCGATATGGTGCGGAACTTTGAAATTTGCTCCGTTTGACCCTGCTGAACCTTTAAAAATTGAAAGTCAAGCAAATCTCGAACAATTATTTGATTTGAATTTGTCTGAACTCAAAGAACTGTCAGACAAAGTTGTTCAAGCTGTTGAAGCATATCTTCCGAAAAGACCGCAAGACCATAAAGAAAAACAGAACGGCGGTTCTAAAAAAAAGACAGCAAGCAAGCCCCGCAAGAAAAAGAATACATAATTGACTGGGCTTATTTATATTATTCGTGCATTACGCATTTAAGGTGGACGGAAGCCATGTTCTGGAATTCAACACACAGAAAAATTGTTGAAGTCCTTGACGTGGACAGAGAAGTCAACAACCCGAAAAAGAAACGAAAGAAAACTCCCGCAAGAAAACCGCAAAAGCAATCAGAAAAAATTTCTGTTGCTGAAGCATTGAAAAGATTTTGAGGAACTTGAAACATGGCAAGCAATGTCGGAAATATTAAAGTAAAATTGAACCTTGATTCTGCTGCTTATGAGTACGGATTGAAAGCGTGTGTCAATTCAACAAAAACGCTTCAAACTGCTCTTGCAGGGCTTGGAATTGGTTTCGGCGCTGTTCAAATTATCGAAAAAATAAAAGACATAGGGACACAAGCTCTCAAGGCGTCTTCTGACTTTGAACAAGCAGGAGTTCAATTCGGAGTTATGCTGGGCGACGCTAAAAAAGCAAAACAGCTTGTCAATGAACTTCAGGACATGGCAAATGTCACTCCGTTTGAAACACAAGACCTTCTTGACGCTTCAAAAACTTTATTGAATTTTGGAATCAATGTCAAAGAAATTCTTCCTGATTTGAGAATGCTTGGAGATATTGCAGGTGGTAATAAACAAAGAATGCAATCTTTAACACTCGCTTTTTCTCAAATGTCTTCTGCTGGTCGTCTTATGGGGCAAGATTTACTTCAAATGATAAACGCAGGCTTCAATCCTTTGCAGACTATCTCTGAAAAGACAGGAAAAAGCATGGCTGTTTTAAAAGACGAAATGAGCGAAGGCAAAATTTCTGTTGAAATGGTTCGTCAAGCATTCATGGACGCGACTTCTGAAGGCGGTCGTTTTTATGAAATGATGAATAGACAGTCTGAAACCCTTGAAGGTAAACTTTCAACAATGCGTGATTCTTACACGCTCTTGACAAGAGCTATTTCTGATTTGGCTGTACCTGCTTTAAAAGAACAAGTGACAGAAATTACAAATACAATCAATGCGACAACTGAATTGATAAATAGATTAAAAAGCTGGGCTAGTGCAAATCAGGTTGTTGTCGGCGGCTTAAAAGACGCAGCTGTTGCAATCGCAGCTCTTGCCGTTGGAATTCCGTTGACAAATGCTGCTGTTGTTACAATTATGACTTCAATACGTAATTTTGGAACAATAACGGCAAAAACAACCGCTTATCAAATTGCGTTTGCAACATACCTGAAAGGCGATTCAGCCCTTGCCCTTATGCAATTTAGAGCAGCATTGACAGGGACAATTGTTCAAGTAAAAGCCTTGACAGTTTCCCTTCTTGCTTGTCCTTTGACGTGGGTTACTCTTGTTCTTGGAGCTGGTGCTGCGACTTGGTGGGCTTATCGTCAGGCAACACAGGAAACAACAAGAGCTATTGAAGAATTGAACAATGCACAAAATGAGCAAGTAAACAAAACCACTGAAGCAATTCGCACTTTGAAAGAGCTTCAGGGGGTGAAAAATCTTGACTACAATCAAACAAAACGTCTTGATGAAGCAATTGCTTATTTGACTGAAAAATATCCGAAATATATAGGACGCCTGAAAGAAGAATTGCGTCTTAAGGGTGAAATTTCAAAAGCAACAGCCGAACAGATTGCAAATGAAATGACACTTGCAAAAGTCAAAGAGCTTACAGAAAGAAAGCAGAAAATTGACAAAAAGGTTGACAGAGCTGTCAAAGGATATAAGCAGCAACAACTTATTTCTGCTGCTCGTTTCGGAACTCCTATTTCAACAGAAGACACTGGAAGGCTTGGAGCAAGTAAAGCACTTCAACGAGATCAGGACGCCGTCAATAAAGAACTTGAAAATGTCAAAAAAGAACGTCAAGGCATAATCAACGAATTAACATCTGTTGAAAAAGATGTTGAAATTCCTTCAGTGTCAACAGCTGGTGGCGTTGACGAAAAAGCCGCAAAGAAAGCTGCTGCTGAAGCAAAAAAACGTCAGAAAGAAGCTCTTGACTTAAAGATTGCACAACTTGAACAAGAAAAATATATTGCCGAAAGAACCGACGAAGAAATTTTTCAAATTGAGTTGAAACAGGCTGAAGCAAAACTTGCTGCAACAAAAAAAGGAACTTCCGAACACGCTCAAGCCCTTGCTCAAAAGTTGAAACTTGAGCAGGACCATGCAAAAAAAGTTCGAGAAGTTCAACAATCTTTGCTTGTTCAGCAGATTGAAGCTGACAAACAGTCAATTGACACAAAAATATCAAATCTAGAATTACAGCGTTCAGCTTATCAAATTACTAAAAGACAGCAGCTTGAAGGCGAAATTATGTTGATCCGTGAGAGAATTACTCTTGAGAAAAAATCTCTCGACGAACAACTCAAACTCATGGGAAACAATGAAATTGAAAAAGTCAAACTTCGTCGCGACAGCTTGAAAACACAGGAACAACTAACACAAGAATTGACACGCAAAAATGTTGAATTAAAAACTTATGAACTGGAAAAATTTAAAAGTTTTACAGACGGAATGACTTCTAGTTTCTCAAGCTCTTTTTCTTCAATTTTAAAAGGCGAACAAACATTCGCTGACGCTTGTTTTTCAATGCTTGATTCTTTGGTTGACAATTTCATTGATTCGGTTGTCAATATGACTTCTGAATGGGTGACACAGAAAATGCTTCAAGTAGCTTACAACAGCATTTTTGCAAGTTCAACAACTGCAACAAATGCGGCTGTTGTTGCTTCAAACGGGCTTGTTGCCGCAAGTAACACCGCGACAGCTGGTTCTGCTGGGGTATTAAATTCAGCAAATGCTGTTTTGGCTGCAAGCAACGCAACTGTAGCAGCTTCGGCGGGAGCTGCTGCGACAACGCAAGCAGCTTCAGCTGGTACAATGGCGGCTGCTTCCAGCACTATGGCGGGCGGCATTAATGCAATCGTTGCTCCGACATTAAAATTGTCGGCGGCTATGGCTGCACTTGCTTTGAGTTCAGGCACAACTGCGGTCAATATGGCAGTGATTGCCCTCTCTACAGGGTTATTCACGGTAGAAGCCGCACTTGCAAGTATAACGGCGTTGCTATTGAATGTTTCACTCGGTGTGCTTGCCGCAACCTCTCAACTTGCTGCAAAAGGGGTGGCTAACTTAGCCGTTGCCAACGCTGCAAACAGTGCTGCAATGATACCTTTTGTCGGCTGGGCTATCGCTCCGGGTGCCGCCTTGTCAACAGGTCTGGGAATTACAGCAGGCTCTGCAATGGTTCAGTTTAGAGAAAAAGGCGGTCCAGTTGAAGCTGGCAAGCCTTATATTGTTGGAGAAAAACGACCTGAATTGTTTATTCCAGACAGAAGCGGAACAATATTGCCTGACACATCCGCGTTAAATGGGGGCGGCGGAACTACAAATCAATACACGATTTCAGTTTCAATGCCTATTTCTGCGACAGACGCAAAGAGCTTTGAATCAAGGCTTGATGAATTTACAAACAGAATTCATTCAAACTTGTCAAAAGGCATAAAGAAACGCAAACTGACACCACTTACAAATTAAAGGAAGGCTGAAAATGTCGAATAAAATATTCCCCGAATTTCAGGGGTGGTCCATAGAAAAAACAAAAACTCCGATATGGAAATCAAATGTCTATGAATCTGAAAGCGGGCGGGAAACTCGTACTCAAAAATGGAGTTTCCCGCGTTATCGCATTGGCTTGAATTATAATTTCATAACCGACGACAGCATTCAAAGTGTTACGCTGACAAAAGGAGAACTTGAAAAACTGCAAGGTTTTTTCAATTCTGTCGGTGGAAATTTTGAAGACTTTCTTTACAGGGACGATGTTGAAAATCATTGCGAAAATCAAGCGTTCGCAGTCGGTGACGGAGTTTCAATTCAATTTCAGCTTGTTCGCTCATTGCCCGACTGGATTGAACCCGTTAGAGGTATTGTTGAAGCCCCGCACGTATTCATAAACGGAGAAGAAACAACAGCGTTCAGATATTCAAACACTGGGTTGATTATATTTGACGAAGCGCCGCCTGCTGGAAGCCTTCTTTCTTGGAGCGGCTCTTATTATTTCAGAGTACGTTTTGAAAATGAAGAACTTGAACTTGAGAGAGAATGGGGCGGACTTTGGAGCGGAGAAATTTCTTTGCTTACTGTTAAATAGAGGAGAAAAAACAATGAAAAAAGCAAGTCCTGAGCTTGTTCAATTTCTTGCTTCTGAAGATAGCGAAAAAATAAGAATTGCGGACTTATACAGATTTAAACTCACAAATGGAACTGTTCTTGCATACACTTCAGCTGATTTTGACATTATTTACAAAGATTTGATATATTCTTGCGACAGTGCTTGCATTGCTCGTTCTGAAATATCATGGGACTGCGGTTTGTCGGTTGATGATGTAACAATTGAGTTGAATCCGTCAGACGAAAATCTTGTAGGAACTGTCAGAATGATTGAAGCCTTCAGGAATGGAACTTTCGACGGTGCTGAAATTCAAATAGATCTTGCATTTTATAAGGACGGCTGGGACAAAGAACCACTTGTTCTTGAAAATATGTTCAGTGGGAATGTTGATGTTGAAGAAGTATCGGGAAGCTATGTCAAACTTAATGTCAAATCATTGACAGAACTTTTGAATCAAGATTTTCCTTCGGCTGTTTATCAGGCTTCATGTTCTTATTCTTTATACTGCAACGCTTGCGGTGTAAAAAAAGAAGACCATTTTGAAAAAAATACTGTTGAGAGCGGAAGCACTCGAAAGAAAATTGTTTGTTATTTGTACAGGACCGGAAGTTATTATCAAAACGGAGTAATTGAATTCATAAGCGGTGCAAATAAGAACATAAAGAAATCAATCAAGCAGCAATCAAACGGACTTCTTGAATTGTCAACCCCGCTTCCTTTTGAACCTAAAAAGGGCGACTGGTTCATTGTTTCTGCGGGCTGCGACAAAACAATTTCAATGTGCAAGCAAAAATTTTTCAATCTTGCAAATTACAACGGAACTCCGTTCATTCCGAAAGCTGATTCAAGTCTGTAAAGGAGAAAAAATGAACCCTGATATTGAAAGAATAAGCAAACTCAAACCATATTCAAAAAGATATATAAAACATCACGAAGAAGAAATCAGACAAGACATTGTACGAATCGCAAAGAAATATCTCGGTGCAAGGTATCACATCAATGGAATGCTTCCTTATAGGGCTTCAGACTGTCACACTTTGTTGATTATGGTTTTTGCAGAAGCCCGATTGATTAAATTGTTTCAGCCTGAATTCTACCGACCTGACTTCAGTTTTCATACATGTAAAGAAACATATTTGCAAGGAATTCAAAAGTTTGGAACAGAAACACGGAAAAAACGTCCAGGGGACATTATTCTTTATAGATATGCAAAACTAATCGACCACGCGGGAATTGTTATTGATGAAGACGGAACAATGATTGATAACTGCATTACTCGCGGCTGTACATTGCAAGACTACAATCAAGAAGTCAACAAAAACAGAGAAGTTGCAACATATTCATTTTGGCAAGAGTAGGAAAGAAACATGGGTTTTCAAAGACAAAAAACACAGGCGGTGTCGCAGACAGAGCCGCGAATAAATGCGTTAAAATATGAACAATCTACATTCGGCGCAACAAAGTCTGTTGTCTATGGAACAAACAGAATTTGCGGAAACATTATTGAAAGCGTTGATTTTGTTTCTACTGCTCACACAACAAGCGGCGGACGTATGGGGAAAGGTGGACGTGGCGGCGGTCAATCTGAAACAACTTACACATATACTGCAAGGGTTTTAATAGGACTTTGTTTCGGTGAAATTCAAGGAATAAAAAAAATCCTTGTGGGTGATGAAGTCCTTTCGCTTGCTGATGTTGGTTTCAATCTTTTTCGTGGAACAAATGAACAGGGAGCATGGGGGGAAATGCAAACCTTACACCCTGAACGCGCTTTGAATTATAGAAACCTTGCTTATGTTGCAGGGAATATTGATTTGACATCTTCGGCAGGAGTTCCGCAATTTAATTTTGAAGTCAATGGAAAGTTCACAGCGAACAAAGACGATGTTGACCCTGTCATTACTGAAGGTTTTAATTTTTCCACAAGTTCGGGAACATTAACAACGGTAACAGGTGAACTTGACTATGCTCAATATTACAAATCGGACAAAAGCTGTCAACTTGTCTATTACACCGCAAACGGCGAAGAAAAGACGGTTGAAAACTTCACAAGATATTCAAAGAACGGCAGCAAATATTCATTCAATTTAAACGGTTACGGAGCAATATCAGCTCACATATATTTGACATACAATTCAACAATCAGACTCGACGCAAACCCTAAAGACATTATTTTTGATATTCTCACTAATTCTGTTTACGGAGCTGGTTTTCCTGAAGAAGCAATTGAAGACTTGCAAAATTTTTCTGATTTTTGCATTGCTTCAAATGTCTTTCTTTCTCCCGTTTATGATTCACAAAATGAATGTCAGGAAATTTTGTCAAATATCGCAGAAATTGCGAATTCAACTTTTGTGTGGTCGCAAGGAAAATTGAAAGTCGTTCCACTGGGCGATGCTGAATTGTCTGCAAATGGCAAGACGTGGAAGCCTGACCTTACTCCGATTTATGATTTGACGGAAGATGATTTCATTGCAGACGATGAACCCGTAGTCTGCACAAGAACGCAACAGGCGGACGTTTACAATTCCGTCAAACTCGAATATTTAAACCGGGCGAATGACTATAATCTTGAAGTTGTTGAAGCTCAAGACCTTGCAGACATAGAACTTCACGGACTGCGTCCAGCTGACACGTTGAAGGCTCATGAAATTTGCACAGATGAAGTTGCACAACGCACAGTTCAGCTTGCACTTGAAAGAATGCTTGCGGCTCGTAACAAATACAAGTTCAAATTGCCGTTGAAGTTTATTCTTCTTGAACCCGCAGACATTGTGACAATCACATATAAAAAGCTGGGGCTTGAAAGAGAGCTTGTCAGAATTAAGTCAATCAGCGAAGATGACCGGCAGCTTCAGCTCGAAGTTGAAGAACTTGTTGTCGGAGCGGCAACTCCTGCAAAAATTTCTCATCAAAGAGCTGAAGGAACAAAAATTGACTATTCTCAAGGGGTCGGAAATATCAACCCCGCTGTTGTATTTGAACCGCCTTTTGAACTTACTCAAGAAACGCTTGAAGTATGGGTCGGAATTTCTTCTCCCGAAAATCTTTTCGGCGGTGCTGAAGTGTGGGTTTCAGACGACGGCGAAACATACAGAAAAGAGGGCGAATTGACACAGCCTGTCAGACAGGGTGTTTTGACAGAAACGCTTCCGCTTTCAAACGAAGACATCGACAAAATTCACGACCTTTGTGTTGATGTTTCAATGAGCAAAGCAGAGCTTCTTTCGGGTTCAAAACAAGATTCGGAACGATTGAACACTCTTTGCTATGTTGACGGAGAATTGCTTGCTTACGCTGACGCTGAACTTGTTGACGATTACAAATATGAACTTTCATATTTGAACCGTTCTGCATACGCAACAGAAGCAAAAGCACACAATGCAGGAACTCAATTTTGCAGAATTGACGCTCCTGCATTTTTGAAAATTCCGTTCACAAAAGACGACATAGGGAAGAAAATTGCAGTTAAACTTCCGACATTCAATACATTCAGGTCAGGTTTTCAATCGCTTGCCGAAGTTGAGCCTTATTTCTACACAATTAAAGGAACAGCTCTGCAACAAGCCCCTGAAGACATTCAGGGCTTAGCAAGTTATTATTCTGACGGTTTTAACATTTTAGAATGGAATCCTGTTGACGATACAAGAAACATTTTGTATGAAGTCAGAAAGGGTGAATCTTGGGCGAAAGGTCAAGTTCTAGGCAGAATAGCTGTTAACAGGTACACAACAAATGGCAACGGCACATATTTTATAAAAGCTTTTGCTCCTGATTATGGTGTGTATTCTGAAAATGCTGCTGCAATTGAAATTTCAGGAGCAAGACTTGTTAAGAATGTAATTGCAATTCATGATGAAAAAACAGAAGGTTGGAAGGGTGAAAAATCTGAATTTGTAACAGTGAACGAATTTGGAGAATTGACTTTGACAAGCACTATGCTTTTTTCTGAAATTGAACTTTTGTCAAAAGTCGGTTCTTTAGTTTTGGGTGGAACGCTTGCAACTTATGGAACTTATGAAGCAAAAAACGTGATTGACATCGGAGCTGCTACAAGTTGTTACATTTCTTGTGATTATTCCTTTGTTGGAGAAGACCCATTCAGTTTATTTTCACAAATTGAACTCTTTTCGCTTGTTCAAAGTCTGTCAGGAAGCAACGGAGCTGAAATCGTCAATTCAAAAATTCAGATTGCTATTGCCGGGGACGACGACGAATTCGGAGAATGGCAAGACTTCATCGCTGGAGAATATTTCGGAAAGAAATTCAAATTCAGAGCAGTTCTTGCTTCAAACTCAACTTCCGTTGTTGCAAAGTTACATGATTTTAAAATCGGTGTTGATGTTCCTGACATTGTTGAAACTGGGAACGGAATTCTTATTCCAGTTGAAGGAACAACAATTCAGTTTGCAAAGCATTTTCACGCAATCCCGAATGTTCAAGTCACTATTTTGAATAAAGAACAAGGGGACGACGAAATCATAAGCAATCCGACAACAGATTCTTTTTACATCGTAATCACAAATAACGGACAACCAGTTCAAAAAACAATCAATTATGTAGTTCAAGGATATTAAAAAACATAAAAGTATAAGCAGAGCTTGTTTCAAGCTCGCTCGGAAATTTTCAAGCGAGCTTGAAAATTTCGCTCACTCACTCAAATAAAGAAAACCCCGTCAAATCAGGCGGGGCTTTTCTGTTGCACAAAGGAAGGAGAAAAAATGCAATCTTCAGTTGTAATCACAGACGGAACAGGGCTTGAAGTCTTAACTCAATTGAATGCAGCGTTTGCAACACTTGCAAGCTGCAACACAGGAGCTTCTGAACCGACGGAAACATATCCTGCTATGCACTGGCTTGATACTTCAGGAGCAAACGCAGTCTTGAAACAGAGAAACGCTGACAACACAGCATGGATTGAACGCGGAACTTTTATTGACAACAAGTTTCACAGTGCTGACAGAACTCAAATCATTGTCAGAGAGTTAACACTTTCAACGGAGTGGGAAGGCGACAGCGTTCCATTCACACAAGAAATTGAAGTTGAAGAATTGTCTGAAACTGACGCTCCGACAATCACAATTGTTCCAGCTGGGACACACAGTGAACAAATGGCACAAGTTGCAGAATTTTCAAAAGTTTATCGCGGAGTTACGACGGACGGAAAAATCACATTTTATGCAAAAGAAGCAACTGTTCTTCCTGTTGCTCTACAAATGCAGCTTATTAAGTAGGAAAAGGAGAAAAGAAAATGGCAGAAGTGAATCTCATCGGCGGCGGGTCAGCAGGCGGCACTGTCACAACAGGCGGAGCAGGACTTCCCCCGTCAAATTGTCGAAATTTAGAAATGAAAAAAGAAGGAACTCAAGTTTCTTTGAAATGGACAGACCCTCAAGACACAGTTATTGACGGACAATATTTGTGTTCTTGGGGCGGAACAATGATTGTCAGAAAAGAGGGTTCTTATCCTGCAAGCTCGACTGACGGAACTCTTATCAAAGACAGCAAAGTTCGGGACGCTCATTTTGCTGAAGCACTCGTTGACGAACTTCCTGACACAGAAAATGAATACTTTTACAGAGCTTTTCCTTATTCAGTCAACGGGGTTGTCAATCTCGACACGCACAATGCTTTCGGGGCTGTTATTTATGGCTTTTATATTGATACACTCGACCCGAACCCCGCAACACGCGTTCATTATATTGAAGACAACGAATATTTCAAGCCCGCAAAAATGAATTTCTCAACCGGGCTTTTTGATTATGGCGACTGGGCTGACGCGTGGTTTATAAGAAACTTGCGTCCTTGTATGCTGAAAAATGACGGCACTGTTGACTATGAATTATACGAATACAACTATGCTTTGAAAAAAGACGGAGAGCCTTCAGACATTGCAAATGCTTCTTATAACGGTAATGCAATGGTCGGAATTCCGCAAGTTTGGTTGAAATATGTCAAAGTCGGAACTCGTTTCTATGTTTATATAGCAAACAAACAAGTTGATTCAGCATTCAAAGCATACGCTCATATTAACAACAATGGTGATTTGCTTGACGAAATATTCTTGCCTATATATGAAGGAAGTTTGATTTCAGGCAAGCTCCGCTCATTGTCAGGACAAAGACCTGAAAGCAGCACAACAAGCGAAGCAGAAAGAAACGCAGCTGCTGCAAACGGCGAAGGCTGGTTCACAGGAGTTCTTGCAGACTGGCTTCTTATTCAAATGCTGACAGTTTTAATCGGCAGAACAACTGATTCTCAAGGAACATTCGGCAACGGGCATTATTCGGGCGGATCTCAAGTGTCGCACTTACACACGACAGGTGCTTTGAATACAAAAGGGCTGTTTTGGGGTTCTTCAGGTAATGAAGGAATAAAAATGTTCGGGCAAGAAAACGCAACGGGCGACCGCTGGGAAAGAATTGCGGGCTGGATAAATGTTTCAGGAACACAAAAAATAAAATTAACATACGGCACAGAAGACGGCTCAGCAGCGACAGGCTACAACGAAACGGGTTCAGGATATATTGCAATCGGAACAGCCCCTTCAGGAACGTCAGGCGGTTATATAAGCAAGGCAGCCTTAACTCAATGGGGAATTTTTCCTTGCGAAGCAAGCGGAAGTTCTTCAACTTTCTATTGTGACGGTTTGTGGTTCAACAATGGACAGACGAATTATGCCCTTGTCGGTGGCTCTTGTATCTGCGGGTTTTTGGCTGGCTCTTTCTGCTCG